TATCGTTGCTGACCTTAATGTAAGTTAAGTTCTCGGTTAAGAACCTTAAAGGGATGTTTCGGCATCCCTTTTTTTTGTGGTAAAATTCTTGCATGGCTAAAAGAACTGTTATTGATCATAAGACTGGTTTTACCAACGAGTTTATTACTGAGGGTGGTAAAGACATCTTTCATACCACTCAAGATGTAAGTCCAGTCATTGAGCATTGTAAAAATATTGCAGAGAATGTTAAGCCAGGTAAAGATCTTCGCCATGTGGCAGAAGTACCATTGGTTGTATATCAAAAAGCTTGTCGAGAAGGCTGGGCCAATGATATGTCTCAATGGAGAAAATGGCTAAATCATTCAGACAATAAAGTCTTTAGAACATGGCAGGGCAAACTATGACATACGCAGAATTAAAATCTAACATTGCAAACTTTTTGAATCGTTCTGATTTAACAGATGTAATTGACACATTTATTGATAGCACAGAATCAGAATTTAACCGCAGATTAAGGGTTAAGGGCATGATTAAAAGAGCTACTGCAACATTGGATTCACAATACATTTCAGTACCAACTGATTGGTTAGAAGCCATAAACATACAAATTGATAGCGGTGATTTTTCTCCATTATTTCAACAATCAATAGAATCATTAGATGTCTATAGAAAATCAAACGATAATGTAACAGGTCAACCTATTTACTTTGCATTGGTAGATGATTCAATTGAATTTGCACCTACCCCAGATGGAAGTTATACAGTACAATTAACCTACTACGGAAAGATAGATGCGTTAAGCGATTCTAATACGAGCAACTTTTTATCCACAGGATATCCAGATGCTTACCTTTATGGATCACTCAAACACGCTTCTATCTATTTAATGGAAGATGAACGAGTGCCACTATTTACAGCACAGTTCGAGAAAGCTTTAGAAGAAATGAGACTAGAGCAAGAGAAAGCTGAGTTTGCAAAAGGTTCTTTGATGCAAAGAAGAAGAACTTATGGGAAACGCAGTAAAAATATTTATTATTTTGGTAATAACTAGGAGTACAAAACATGGCTGGATTTAGTGATTATTTAGAAGACAAGGTACTTGACCATGTATTTGGTGGAGTTGCTTATACAGCACCAACAACACATTATGTTGCTTTGTATACAGTAGCACCTACTGATACTGGTGGTGGAACTGAAGTAACAGGTGGAGCTTACGCAAGACAAACTGGAACTTTTACTGTCTCAGGTACAAATCCAACAACAGCAACAAACTCTGCTGCAATTGAATACCCAACAGCTACAGCCGATTACGGAACTGTGGTTGCAGTTGGTATTTTAGATGCTTCATCTGGTGGTAATTTACTTGCATATGCAAACTTAACCACTTCAAAAACTGTATCAACAGGAGATGTATTCAGATTTGATGCTGGTGATTTAGACATCACATTAGCTTAATACCATGGCCTCAGTAGGCTACGGGTTATACACATACGGGAAGTCCGACTATGGAACTCCCGTTTATCATTTTGGTGTAGCTACATCCGCCCAAACATCAGGCTTTACTGCTGAATCATCAGTTATACGCTATGGTGTGGCTACCATACCAGGCGTTTCCGACTTCGATTCAGTCAGTACAGTTATCAAATTAGGGTCTTCTACCCTTGCACAAACCTCAAACTTTACTGGTAATGGTGAGGTTGTTAAGTTCGGTGCATCTGTTATATCCGCAGTTTCAGGCGGTTCAGCTATAGGTCGACAAATAGATCGTGGATCAGCGACTATAGCCGAGACATCTGGAATGTCTGCAACTGGCAGACAAATAGACAGAGGCGTTGCAACCATTGCTGGAGTATCAGGCTTTAGTGCAGTAGGTACGCAAATCGATAGAGGTGTTGCAACCATATCATCAACCAGTGATATGACATCTGTTGGAGTCTTAATTAAATTAGGATCTTCAACATTACCAGAAACATCTGGTATGACAGCCACAGGTACACAAATAGATCGCGGTGTAGTTCCTATGGTGGCCACCTCTGGCATGACTGCAACAGGTCGATTCACTATTAGTGCAAATGCAACCTTACCAGCAGTTTCAGATTTTGAAGCAATTGGTAGACAAATTGATCGAGGTTCATCAACGATTCAACAAACAAGTGGTTTTTCTGCTGTTGGTGGTTTAAAATGGAATGACATTATAGTTCCAGCAGAGACATGGACAGATCAAAACGCTACAAGCGGAACATGGACTGAGCAAAATGCAACAGATGGTGAATGGACAGAACAAAATGCAACTAGCGGTACATGGACAGAAGAATCTGTACCACCTTCAGACTGGACAACATTAGGCAAACAAGAAGCAGCTTAAAGGAATTTTTTTATGGCAGATACATTTACTACTAATTTAAACCTTACCAAACCAGAGGTTGGTGCATCCACCGATACCTGGGGAACTAAGTTAAACAATGACTTAGATGACCTAGATGCAATCTTTAGTGCTACTGGTACATCGGTAGCAATTAACTTAGACGGAGCAGTTATTGATAGCTCTGTCATTGGTGGTACAACTCCAGCAGCAGGTACATTTACAACTTTAACTGCTAATACTTCTATCACAGGCACATTAGCCACAGCAGCACAACCTAATATTACAAGCGTTGGTACGCTTACAGGTCTTACAAGTTCAGGTGCTTTAAATCTAAATAGTGCAGCAGGTTATGGCAACATTGAAATAGGTGGTGCAAGTGGTGGAAAGATAGATTTTAAAATTCCTTTTTCTGATGACTTTGATGCAAGAATTATATATGCTGGAAGTAACTTTCAAATTACAACTAATGCTGACCAACCAATACTACTTAGACACAATAATTCTACTGTTTTAACTACATCTTCAACAGGCATAGACGTAACAGGTACAGTAACCACTGATGGTCTAACAACAAGTGCTGACATTAACTTTGGCGATAGCGACAAAGCTATCTTTGGAGCTGGTTCAGATTTACAGATTTACCATGATGGTAGTAATAGTTATATTGCTGAAAATGGTACAGGTAATTTAAATATTCAATCAAATGGAACACAGATAAATATACAAAAATCTGATGGAACAAAAATGATTGAAGCCATTAATAATGGAAATGTTGTTCTATATTCAAATGGTGTTGAACGTTTAAGAGCGAATGGTACAGGCATAGACGTTACAGGCACAGCAGTAACCGATGGTCTTACAGTAGCAGGTAACGTCTCAATAGATGGCGGAACTATCAAACTTGATGGTAATTATCCTGTTGGTGCAGGTAACACTGCTCTAGGTGATGATGCTTTAGGTAGCCTTACGAATGGTGGTTTCAATACAGCTGTAGGTAGATTTGCTTTAACTTCAAATACTAGTGGCATCTATAACGTGGCACTTGGTAATACAGCTTTACAGAATAATGTAACAGGAAACCAAAACGTTGCTATAGGTATGACAGCACTTGAGGATAATACTGTAAGTGATAATACTGCTGTAGGTTATGCAGCAGCTAAACAGAACACTACAGGTACTGGTATAGTAGCAATTGGTAAAGATAGTTTATTAGCAAATACCACAGGATTTAGTAATGTGGCGGTGGGTAGTGATGCTCTTACAGCGAATACGATAGGAAATCAGAATGTAGCTGTCGGTACTGAAGCTATGCGAGATAATGTGGCAGCAGATAGAAATGTAGCGATAGGGCGTGCTGCTTTAAGATTGATGACAAGTGCAACCACAGCAGATACTTATAATACTGCGGTGGGTTACTTTGCACTCACTTCAACCACTAGCGGAGCTTACAATACCGCACTTGGTGCATCAGCACTTAACGACAATACCACTGGAATCAACAACACTGCCTCAGGTTATAGGGCTCTTTTCAACAATACCACTGGGAACAGTAACACTGCTTTAAGCGGAAGTGCACTTAAAAGCAATACGACAGGCAGTAATAATACCGCAGCAGGTTTAATTAGTATGTTCCAAAACACCACAGGTAGTAACAATACAGCCTATGGTTATAATTCTCTTGGTGATAACACTACTGCTAGTGGCAGTGTTGCTATCGGTCATAATGCTCTTGCTTTAAGCACCGCAGAAGAAAGCACTGCGGTGGGTAAAGATGCCTTGCAAGCAAATACTACTGGAGTTAAAAATACTGCTGTGGGTTATGCATCAATGGATAACAACACTACAGGTCAATGGAATGTAGCAATGGGATGGCAGAGTTTGTTTGACAATGTTACTGGTCAAAGAAATGTAGCAATAGGTTATTCAGCTTTAGAAAACAATACAGTAAACCACAATGTCGGAATTGGTATGCAAGCAATGTACACCAATACTAGCGGAACAGGTAATGTTGCCATAGGAGATAGTGCATTAAGGCAAAATACAACTGGCTCAGATAATACTGCTATAGGTTCTTATAATGGTTCTGTTTTACCAGCACTTTATGCCAACACCACAGGGCTTAGTAATACAGCCATTGGTCAAGGTGCTTTAAGGGCAAATACCACAGCATCTAACAACACAGCAGTTGGTCAGGATGCAGGTAGTGGTGCAACGACAGGTGGGAATAATGTTTTTATTGGTCACAATGCTCAAGGCGGTGGTGGGGGTGCAAGGTCATACTCTATTACAATTGGTCCTGGTCTATTGTCTGCTGGAGATTATTTTACAACCTTTGGAGAAGGCACTGGAGCAAACAGGGTTTATAATAAATATAATGCAAACGCCACTTGGACTAAGGCTTCAGATTTAAGATATAAAGAAGAAATTGCAGATAACACAGACTGTGGTTTAGCTTTTATTAATGACTTAAGACCTGTTACCTACAAATGGAAGCCAAGAGCAAATATTGATTCAAGTTTACCCGACTACAATCCAAACGAAACTGAAAGACGGGTTGATGAAAAAATGTATGGTCTTATTGCTCAAGAAGTTAAACAGGCAATGGATAATAATAACATTACAGATTTTGCAGGTTGGGATGAAACAGACAATGGAATACAAGGTATTTCACAAGAAATGTTTGTTCATCCTTTAATTAAAGCAGTACAAGAGTTATCAGCAAAATGTGATAGCTTACAAAATGAAATTAACATTCTTAAAGGAGAATAAAATGACAGTAACAGAAGTCTTAACAGCAGCAACCGATAGCGTAACGCTTATCAACGCTGTAAATGATGGTACACACGATATAAATGGTATGACTCAAGATGAAATAAATGAAATGGTTCAAAGAAATGTAGACCATCTTGAAATTATCTTGGCTTATGCACCAGTAGACGAAGACGATGACACGCCTGACGTAGCAGGAGACTCATCAGATAAGTCCAGCTATACAGATGCGATTGCAACTGGTAAAGCTTACATCGCAGCTAACTAAAAACATGGAATACATTGTAGACATCATCAACACAACAACATTTATAGTTTGCCTAGCAAGTATTGTTGCTAACTTTACACCATCAACAAAAGACGATTTGTTTATTTCTAAAGTTGGTAATTTAATACATTTACTGGCTTTAAACTTTAATATTAAAAGATAAGTGAATGGCATTATTCCCAATTACTCCCCCCGCAGGCATAGTCAAGAACGGAACTGATTATGGCAACAAAGGTCGTTGGGTTGACGGGAATTTAGTTCGCTTTGAAAATGGCTACCTTAAACCTATAGGTGGCTGGACAAAACTTAGAGCTACAGCATTGGATGGCGCACCCATTGGGATGTACGCCTACAACGACAACTTGGGCCAACCAATATTAGCGGTTGGTACAAGAGAAAAAGTCTATGTTTTATACGACAACACCTGGACTGACATCACACCAGTCGGTTTTATTAATGATGCAAGTAACGATCCGCTTGGTTTTGGTGCATACCATTACAATGTCGAAGATTATGGTGATGCTCGTTCACAATCAGGTTTACCTTTAGATACAGGTCATTTTTCTTTTGACAACTGGGGTGAACATTTAAACTTCTGTTTTTCTGGCGATGGTAAGATTTATCAATGGCGACCAGATTCATCAGGTGGATCACCCGATACCATAGCCACAGTCGTATCTAACGCACCCACAGGATGTCAAGCTATTATTGTAACCAACGAAAGACATTTGGTGGCTATAGGTTCAGGTGGAGATCCAAGAAAAATTGCTTGGTCAAATAGAGAAGATAATACTAACTGGACATCTAAAGCTACCAACACCGCAGGTGATTTACAAATCCCTACAGGTGGTAGAGCTATCATGGCAGCTTCATTTGGTAATGACATTATTATTTTTAGTGATACTGGTATCAGCAGAATGTTCTATGCAGGTTCACCATTTGTTTATGGTATTGCTGATGCTGGAACTAACTGTAAAGCAGTAAGTAGAAGATCCATTGTTTCTACTGGTAACTTCTTAGCATGGATGGGTGAAAACTCTTTCTTTACATATGACGGAACTGCAAGAGAAATACCATGCGAAGTGCATGATTATGTTTACGATCAACTTAATGTACCAGGCAGAAAAGCTTGTTGGGGTGGACACAACTCTAACTTTAATGAATTGTGGTGGGGATTCCCAAGCGGTGAAGGTCAGTATGCACCAAACAAATATGTGATTTGGAACTATGGTGAAAATGTTTGGTCTATTGGTGAACTAGACAGAGGTTGTTGGGTTGACCAAGGTGTCTTTGATTTCCCAACTTCAGCAGATAACGCTGGGTTTGTGTATCAGCACGAATCAACTGTATTAGGTAATTCACCCAACTTAGGCTCTGCTGTTCCATATGCGACCTCTGGGCCTATTGAAATAGGCAATGGTGACAATTATGTCCAATGCAATCAAATCATTCCAGACGAAGAGGCTAATTCGTTGCCAGGTGTCACCCTTAGTTTCAAAGGTAAATTTACTCCACTCGGTGCAGAAACCGACTTTGGATCATTTACTTTTGAAAGTGATGGTTATACCGATGCTAGGTTTACTGCAAGACAAGTCTCAATGACAGTCACAGGCAGTACCACACAAGATTTTCAAGTAGGAAAAATTAGACTAGATGTACGCAATAGAGGTAAAAGATAATGGATTTATCCTCACAAAGACAGTACATTCAAAGAGCAATTAATGTTAAATATTCTTTTGCAGCTATCACACAGCAGACTATTTATACAGCACCTAGCGGCGGTGACTTTGATTTTGCAATTATTAAGGATTTCATAGCTTGTGACCATGGTAATCAACAAACGAATTTAGATGTATCAATTACCGATACCAGTTCTAATGAGTTTTTTCTTTATAAACAACACAATATAACTGCATACGCTACAGATGAATTGGTGCTTGGTTCAGGAATCATTATCCAACAAGGTGAAATAATAAAAGCACAAGTAAATCATGCAAACATTGACTTGGTTTTAAGTATTATTGAATATGGAAAAGGCGACTAATAAAGTCACACCTATTAAAAAACAACCCGAAGAATGGGAAGTTCAATGGGAACGCTGTAAACCATATATAGCAAAAGCTATCAAACATCAAGATTCCTATACAATAGACGATATAGAGGATAAAATAAGACATGGAATATTCCATTTATGGCCAGCTAAGAAGTCGGCTATGATAACCGAATTTGTAGTATTCCCCCAAAACACAGCAATGAACTTGCTGTTTTGTGGTGGTGATTACAAGGAGTTAGAGGATATGTTGCCATCCTTAGAGGCATTTGCAAAAGCCGCTGGTTGTAAAAGATTATATGGCGGTGGCAGAAAAGGATGGTTAAAAAAAATAAGTCATT